GGCCTGAGAAGGATAGGACGTATCGAAATTGCTATATGAACCTGGCTTAGAAGTCCACACAGTATCGGGGTTGTTGTCGCTTGCGGCATACACCCTGCGCTGATCAAAATAGCTTACAACAGCAGGGTAGTTCCCACCACTGATTGTTGCTGTGATTATCGCAGCGCCGTCTGTGCTGTCTGCATTTACGTCCGTTATCGCGAAGCTTACTGTTGCGCCAGAATTAGGGTGTAACCCGTCGCTTGTCGTCACCAGCAAAGGTATCTCTTGGACAAGGCTCGTAACAATAGCACCTGTCGTGCGTCCTTCGTAAACGCCTTGTGTGAAGCTTTGAACGTTGTTAGATATAGCAATCGACACAACAACATTAGGCACATGGTAGTTTGTGCCTCCGGCGGATATTGTAATAGAGCCCGCAGAAGGCGTCCAGTAAGGCCCTACAGCAGTCCAAGAGTTGCTAAATGCCAGAACCAGGCCGCTGCCTGGTGTCGTGTTGGTTTCATTGACTTTTATCGTTGGTGCTTCGTAATTCGAGCCGCCTGCCACGAGATTTGCAGAAGTCACACTGCCTGAAGCGTTTATGACAGCGTTTATTGCAGCACCACTACCTGTCGGATCGGTGATCATGACTACAGGCGATATGTAGCCGAAACCTGCATTTACGACAGTAGGTGCGCTCAAAGGCCCTGAGTTGAATGGGTTGGTAAAACTCGGTGGAACTGTGGTAAAATCCGGCTCTATGTTTGTGTCTGTGTATTGAGTCTCTGTAGATGTACCCATAAACCCGACAAAGTAAGGCGGCGACCCCGCTGTGCCTTGTAACACCACGATAGCTTTGTAAATTCTATAGGCAGTGACGTTGGCCACTGCGTTCCATGTGATCTTGTTTTGGATACCGGTGTCTTGATTTAGAGCGTAGTTGCTTACACCAGCCCATGTGCTGATCTCGCTTTCCTCGTTGGTCACGCTGTTGACAGACGTGACGCAATAGTTGTAGCGAAAATAAGCAGAATTGGCAGCGGGCGCGTTTCCTACTACCGCTGATGCTTTAGCACCTGTTGGCGGCAATAATGAAGGCTGGATGGTGACTAGCACAAGTTGCCAATTTGCAGCGCCTAGCCTTTGAAGCTCGTATTGCGGATAGCTTGGGTGCGTCAGATCGAGCACGTCGGCCGACTGCGCATAGTTTATATCGAATAGGTCTTCGGCTTGGTAGGGCGAGGCGATCGAATAAATGCGGGCTGCTGTTCCGCCGGATACCCAAGCAGACCAAGAAGCGGCATCTATCAAATCGCCCGATATCGGATCGGACAACGTTATGACGCCTGCTGCATTCGCCTCTACGGTAAACGTGCGACCATTGACGCCGGAGAAGTTGTTTGACCTGACAAGACCATTTACACCTTCGACGGCAAACTGATCGCCTACGCTCCAAGCACCTGCGCCTGTGATGGTAAGCTGTAGGCCGGCGCCAGAAGAAACGGCTGCCGTTATCGCCAAAAGTGTTTCTGTGACGTAAGCACCATCATGAATAAAGTTGATTTTCTCCTGGCTTAATTGAATGACATACGTGTCTGTAGCGCTGAAAATGAAAGGCAGGTTGCGAACCACAGTAGCATTGTTCGCGCAAGGCCCGACAAACAACGACCCGGGCCGAGATGAAACACCGCCTCGGTAATCCACAAAGAAGTTCCGAACAACAGCACAGCCTGTCTTGTATTTGACAAGATCAGTCCTGCCCCAAAGCTCTGGCGCAACTTCGCCGGCCGCAAAACTGTTCTGTATGAGAGGACCAGCCATGACGCTAGATCAGCAGGAAAGACGGTGTTTCCCAGGAAGTCACGCCGACTGTCCCGGTCGCATAATCTGCCGCCACACCCCGCACAGCAATCCAGTCAGGTGTCCAGTTCTCCTGATGCGTGCCTTCATTGCCGTCACGAGCACGAGCTTGCAAGATGGCGGACATGGCGTAGTCGCGCTTCTCTTTGATAATATCCTTGTTGCCTGTCAATGGCCTGGCAAGTTGCAAAGCCAGCGACGCGACCATTGCCTCTTCAAGAAGCGACTCCCATAAATCGGGATTGACCACACGCCTTGTATAAACCGCGACTGCCTGAGATTGATTGCACAAAATGACCTTGTTCGGATTGCCATTTGCGTCAACATCGCTGCCAATACTGAATTTTTGCCTGCGAGTCTCATACAGGCTTGGAATTCCGCTCACGGCCGCAGATGTTGGAAAAATTGGCAATCCGCCAATGGTCACGCCGTTGTTATTTGTCACGGGCAGTATGCTGCGAACAAGCAGGCAGTCCGAAGGGTAGGCGTAGCTGTAAAGCCAAGGCGGCGGCGGCTGATAGGTCGGATTCCACGTGACAGTCTGCGGTCCGGTGTATTCGAGCGTGCCTGATGCTGCTTTCAGCAAGGTCAGGTAAATCTCGGCTCGCGCGCAATCCCAATGCGCGGCCCGCAATAGCGAATCGCGTGTGGGTTTGTAAAGCAGACTGCATTGCCGGGCTTCAGGGCTTGTCTCTTGCAGGCTCATGATCGTTGAGCGTGCGGAGATCGCCGACAAAGCCCGGTTGCAGATATCAACTTCTGATGTCACCTAAGCCATCACTGGCCGGGTGTTCTCGGCCGACGAGCCGATGCCGGCGGCGGCGGGATGTTGATACCGGCTGCTGCGGGATAGACTGGCGCCGTAGCAGGCGGTGATAGCACCGGCGGCTGCAAGTTCGTCAACGTCGCCTGTTTCCCGAGAAGGGCGAACAGCGCAGACATGAGATCGGCTGTCTTGGCTTGCAGTTCCGCGCCTTCACCGAGGACCAGGGAAAGCTCTTTGGTCGGGTCAAGCTCCTGAAAGCCTGCCCTTGCCTGCGCTTCGCGGCCGGCGTCGCACGTAGGTTCCATATGCGGGCCTGGCTTGCCGTTCCACCAAATGAAAGGATCTTCGAACACGCCATCGGTGATCTCGTGCGTCGGATCAATGATCTCGTGTTCTTCTCCTGGCCGGCGTGGAATGTAGCTTTTGACCAGCAGTTTATATTTTGCCAGCGGCCACTCGGCCACTGGTGTTTTTGCAATGTGCATGACTTCAACCTTTCAGGCTGACCAGGTTTAATACTGCGTCGGAATACCGCTCGGGTAGATGACGTTTTGTTGCAGCCCTTCCGTCAGGTATGCTGTGAGCGTGCCAGCAGTGAAAGGCCCGGTAGCCACAACGTAGTTGAGCCGGAAGAACCTCGGCACGTTGCCTACCAGATCGTTCGGCGCGGCCGGAAAAGCAATCGGCAGCAGTTTCCAGCCTGCATCGAGCGCGGCGCCGGCGTTGAGTTGTGCGATCGAGAGCAGCCCGCTTTCAACAAACGTGACGTAGGTGCCGGGTGTGTTGCTACCTGCGTCGGGAGCGCCTTGCACCTGGATATTGAGTGTGGCGGCGCCGGCTGCGGCAAAGGTGCGACTGCTCAAAATCAGCAGCTTGAGCATGCCGCTGATGCCGATGTCTCGGCCTTGCACGGCCGGTATGTCGCCGTTCACACCCATATCCAGGACGTTGGTGCTGGCAGCGCTGACGGTGATAGCCGTGCCTGCCGGATCGAAAGTCAGAAGTGAGTCAATAATCATGGCTTTGTTCCTTTCGATAAAGCCGAATTACGTCAGGCGAGCTTCCGTCGAAAGAAGCTGATCCACGATGCGAAGCGGCACGCCGCTGAAGGTCGTGATGACCTTGCCATCCCACTCATCGAGCCGCAGCAGCAGGTTGGTCTTGTTCATCGCCTGCAACCGCAAATAGGTGGCAATCGTCCGGCTGATGTAGATCGCACCACGACCGCCGCCCACCAAGCCGGACGGCCGAGTCGCTGTCTGCACGATCGTCTGATCGCGCGGCGCGGTTGGCCACCTGTTGATACCCCGCACCAGGCCATTGATCAGGTTCGCAGCGTTCACGCCGTTGAGCAAGGTCACATCGATATTGGCCAAGCGCACGATGTAGCGCCAGTCCCGCACACACAAGCCGGTTTCCCATTTGAAGTGCGATCGATACACCTCGTAGTAGCCCGCCCCCGGCGATGCCTGGAAAGGCGTGCCGATGGCTGTCGCACGGCCAAGGTCTTCGTGCATCAGGCCGGCCATCTTGCCTCTCGGGAACATGCCGAAACACGTGTTGGCGCCCCACTGCACGAACCATATCGACGTGTTGGTTGAGCCGGTGCCGCCCATGTCGATTGTGTTGGCGGCCGTCAACGCAGTGGCTGTGTTGACGGTGTTGTAACGAGGCGACAGGCCGGTGATCTGCTCCGGCGTGCCAAGCTGCGAGGAGTAAAGGTAGGCACCCTGCATCTGCTGCGTCATGCCTTCGAAGAAAGCCGCGTCTTCCGAAAGCCGGAATTCCTGTGTGTTACCGTTGAGATCGGCCAGGTCTTTGTCGATTTCGGAGTAAGCTTCGAGATTGCCGCAGCGCTCTTCCACCTGCGCCTTGGTGCTCTTGCTGGGCTGCACGCCTTGATAGAGCTTCCGCCAGGTGCCTTGCGGCAAGCCGGTGCGGATCGACGTGCGATAGCCTGTCGTGAGGTTGCCCTCCATATACAGCATATCGTCCAGCATTTCGTTCGTCTGCGAAAGCAGATCGATGACCATGGCGATCTTGCCGTCAGGGTCAACGCCTTGCACCCAATCGGCGAGTGTCAAGGCTTGGTTGCCAATCGTGGCCATTGAGATTCCTTTCCGTTGTTACAGGCTACAAGCCTATGTTTTTGAGGCAGCTTGGCTTGACGGGTGGTCGTACATGACCGATCCGGGATTCGCCGATGGTCGGGCGGGATTGCCCACAACGGGGGTGCCTTCCGATAATTTGCCAAATACATGATTTAGCACACGGATGAAAGAGGGATTGTTGCCGGCACCTGTCACCACCAAAGCACTGCTCATGTCGTTGACAATTTTGGCAGCTTCGGCCGGTGTCTTGGCCATTTCAGACGCCATACGCTGAATGCCTTGTGAAATACGCGCAGCAACAAGTGAGGTGTTCTGACCACCGATGACAGGATCGGCTTTGACTTCGGCAATCCAGCTATCGCGCAGTGCAGTATATGCCTTCATTGGCGCGTTCAACTGTTCTGCAATAGATGGCGCCACCTTGGCCAATACTGCATTGACCGCATCGTTGTTCAAGCCGGCTTCGGCCGCAGATGCCAAAAAGCCTTTGACCATCGGATCGTCTGCTTTGATACCTTCGGGCAATGTTGTTTCGGCCAGTTTGTAGTCTTCTGGCTTCAGCGGTTCGATCTTTGGCGTCTCTTGCACCTTCGGATCGCCCAATTTGGTTGGATCGACAGGCGGTGCGGCAGGATCGACAGGCGGATTCTTGAGAGCATCTGAAATCAAAGTCGGCTCGCCGACTGGCGCGGCCGCCGGATCAGCGGCAGGAGGCGTAGCTGGTGGCGCGGCAGGATCAGCAACAGGCGCCGGTGGCGCTCCGCCATCTGCCTGGAAAAAATAAGTGGCAAAACGTGAGCGGCAGTAGGGGTTCATTGTGTCTCTTCCTTCTTGATCAATCGCTTCCGAAGCAACGCCATATAGCCTTCCGGATTGGCCCGCACTGCCTGCGCCTGCACAATCAATCCGACTTGCCGAGCA